TGGGGGCCGAAGTTCCACTATTCCATTATATGGTGGCCACCAGCCAACATCTGTGTCGTCGCAGTCGGTGCCGTCGGCCACATAGGCGCCTATGGTGATCGCCTGGTGAAGCCAGAAGCGTTGCGGCACGGTGTCGAGAAGCCAGTACGAGGGGCCATGGTGATCCGGCAAAATATACCACACAGGAGTGCCATCTGGATTATCACGCACGATGGGCTTGTTTGTGGGAAGATACCCCAGTGTGCGAAGGGCTGCAGACATAGAACTAGTGCCATTTCTAATAAAAGATAATATTGCTATTCTTTCTTTTTCCATTTCTCTCTCCTTAAAAATTTAAACCATTCTGAATACAATGCTTTTTTAGCTTTTTCAAGGCTTCGGTTTCTATCTGTTTAATTCTCGCGAAGGAAACATGGAGCCGCTCAGCAACCTCTCTCAATGTTAGCCTTCCATTTTCATATACTGATATCAAAGAGCAATTCTGCTCTTCGGGATAATCAATCCATAAGCGGCATTCCTGTTGGGGACACCGTATCTTATGTTCCATACACAAACGAGAACATTCTAATAATCCATCTCGACGTTTCATAACTCTGGGAACTCCTCTTCCAACAAATCAAAAATGTTTTCTACTTCCCCTTCCGAAAGGGCGAAATCTCGCAATTTTTGGCGGCCCATTTTTTCTAGCTTTTCGGACTTTGCTCTCTTGACTTTAGATTTAGCCGCAATTTCATTAGTGTACTCTAAGATGCGTTGGTCGTCTTCGATAAGTCCCGTAATAATATGCCGAAAAAAAGCAGCTTGAGTGAGACGTAGATATTTAAGCTTCACTATGAGTTGCGCATGACGGTGATCATTTTCTGTGAACACAATACGCTTCGTAAGATTTCCGTAATCGACGTCGTTATCCATCACCACTTCCTACTCATAATGTGAGCGTGACTCTCGGACAGCCCAGACGCTGTTTGTTGTGTGAACTTAGCTCGAGCGTGTAGCTCTGTTAGATCATGCGCTCCGCTATATGAAAAGCCAGATCGAATTCCCCTTTCTAAGTCTTCCAGGATGTGTCCGACGGGACCGCGGTAAGGCACGCGGGCTGCTACCCCTTCGAAAGAGCTATAGCGCCCATGCCAGTCTACCTGTGCTTCTTTGCATGCCATCCCCCGAAAAGATTTCCACCGGTAGCCGTCTATGTCCTGTAGTATTTTTCCTGGCGTCTCATCGGTGCCAGAGAGGAGAGAACCGCACATTACAGCGTCTGCCCCAGCAGCGAGTGCCTTAACCATGTCGCCTGAATTTCGAATTCCGCCATCGGCTATAATCTTAATATCTCTATCGGTCGTGGCACAATTCACAATCGTTTGAAAGCCAGGGATCCCGTGTCCAGTTTGAATTCTGGTAGAACAAATTGATCCTCCTCCAATATTGCATCGCACGGAGTCTGCTCCCCAGTCAGCTAAATCATTAATTCCTTCTATGGTGGCCACATTGCCTGCCATAATATGCATGGTGTTTCCAAAAACATTCCGAAGTGTGTGTAGCGCAGTCTTCATTAAAACATGATGCCCGTGGGCAATATCAATGCAAATAATATTTACGCCAGCATCAGATAACGCGCATGCTCGTTCTTCAAAGTCTCCCGTCGCCCCCACCGCTGCTCCTACAATAGCCTCCTGCGGTAGAGATTCAACGTGGTGACACTGATCCTCAATCGAAAGATATCGATGAATAATAGCAGTTCCCCCATGAGAAGCCATGGCTGCAGCCATAGAAGATTCAGAAATCGTATCCATAGGAGAAGCAATAATAGGCACCTCCAGCCACGTACCCTTTCCCAAATCAGATGAAATATCAATTTCTTGGCGCGATGCTATGTCTGAATATTGAGGAACGAGTAGCACATCGTCATACGATAAGTCTCGCTCCACTATTCTTCTTCCTGTTGCTGTTGTTTTTTCTTAATAGATTCTTTAAGCTTTGCCGAATCCATGCTCCTCCGATAAGTGGGAGACCTTTCCATCAAATCCTCATGAGCCACGGGAGGTTCCTCAGCAGGTGGAGACACAGGGGTGGGCGCCACTGGTTGTGGGGCGGCAAAACGCGGACCAAAGTACTGCTGGAGTGTTACCATAGTATTTTCGTTTTCTGCTAGTATCCGAGCATGCTTTTTAATTTCCTCTCCCCAATCCGTGTGGTCAGGAATAGTGGCGGGATCACTGAATAATAACTCTAGCGCAGCATACGCCTCAAGTGCTCTTCCTTTAAGCTGCAAGATAGTAGCTTCATATAAATGTTTTGACATATTATTTCTCCTTTTCAATAAATGATTTAATGTCGTCTGCGCGGTACCAAGTTTCTTTGTGAGGATGTGGCGGATCTGGCATAACTCGAATTTTGGGAACTCTTTTGCCGAACTTCATCACACAAATAGTTGGTATGCCGTGAAAACTTAATATTCGTTCAATGTCCGGGTAATCGGTCACATTAAAAGCGAAAAAATGCAAATCTTTGTATTCTTCTGCCATATTTTTATATGTCTCGTGCAAAGCGTGACAATAGTGACATGTATTAGAATAAAACTTTACTACAATAGTTGCAGCTTCCTTGTTGATCTTGCCTTGCAAGATCTGTTGAAGGGCGCGCTTCGAAAGACGCTCAACTGACATTCTTCTGTCCTTTAGTTCGCGAATTCCTACGAGTGGCGGCTTCTTTTTCTTCTATTGAAGCTTCCAATCGGGTGCGCTCTTTGGTGGCGCCCTCTCCCACCCCCAAGCGCTGGTCGAGCACCTGAAGCTGTTGCACATCGGTTCGACTGTCGCGACATGCCGACCTTTCTGCGGCTCCCTCTCGCAACTCTTCGCGGCGCTGATGACTTCTATTAATCTTTTTGGTGCTCATTTATTGCCTCCTGTACTTTATTAAGACACGCAGGACAAAACAATCTAATGGTTTTGTCTCTTATTACAACTTTCCACGAAAATGCCATAGATTTGTCCTTTTTGTCAAAGGGTATCTCACAGCTACTACACTCTTCAGGAATCTGATTAAAGAGAAAAATCTTATCAGAGAGTTCTATTTCTGCATCATCTATTCCCTTCTTCTTTAAGGCGCGCCGCTGTTCGCGATTCATTACATTACTCCAATACGCGGAAAATCTAAGTAAGCATTGCGCGGTGTATTTTCAAACACAACCACTGCTGATGGGAAGGGGGCGCTATTCTCTCCGTTGCCAAATTTTAGACGCCCTTTCACAAAGTATAAGTCATTAGCTTTCATTACATAATCGTGCCAATACCTGGTATCAGTGCGCGCAGGAATCAACATTACCACAGTTGTGTCTTCTTTGCGCGATTCTTCGTAGGCTTTCTTGATCCACTCTTTAATTCCACGACCATAGGGAGGATTCATAAAAACAACATGTCCTCCCCAATCCTGTTCTAAGCCGTTCTCATCCGCCGTGAAATGTTTCACGACTTTGTAGTTAGAGGAATTAGCGCAAGGGTCTAAAGTAAAGGGCCCGAAACGTTTATTTAGCTTATCGAAAAAATGTTGGGGCGTTCCCCACTCCTTTGATTTCGAGCTAAACATTACTTGTTGTGTGTTTTTATCCATCGGTGCTCCCTAGTGCTCCTGCGCCTCTATCGCTAATTGTAATTGGATCGTCATATAATCGATCATTGGCTGCTTCAGCCGGGCGAAAATGCACTACCGGAATCATTACCAGTTGAGCAATCTTGTCTCCTGGCTGAATCACTTGTAACTGCTTTCCGATATTATGGAGATTAATAAACACCTCCCCATCATAGCCGGAATCCACAACGCATGCCCCCACAATGAGGCTGCGCTTTGCTGCTACACTTGAACGGTTCTTGACTTCTATCATGTAACCGTGTGGAACACCAAAGCGCAGCCCGGTGGGGATTACCTTGCTCTCTCCCGGTTGGATCGGCATCGTTTCTGCCTGCTCCGTGGGGGAATAATATACATCGAGCCCCGCATCTGAAGGGTGTCCTCGCGTGGGACGATGGGCGTCCGGACGCACTGGAACATATTCTACAATCATGATTCGTTCTCGCCTGTCAACATCTTAAAGTTGTCTACCACCTCATCAATATTATACTTCCCCTTGTATAAGCGGTAAGCCTTGACTGCTGCGCGAATCTCATCTGTATTCAACCAGCCGTTCTCACGAAATTCCTTACGTAGATCTCTCTTTTGTTCCTTATAGGGTTCCATGCATTCTTCAATCGCATCCAGTGAGCGGATATATTCCTTCACGTAACGCTTTTTCTCTTCATATGTGTTGGCCATTAAGCCCTCCTTGCATTATTAATATAACAAATTCTTTGTAGTATGTCAACAACTTTTGTGTATTATTTAACCAAAATCAAATTCAACGTTAGCTCTGATCTTTAATTCGGGGACGTGCCCGTGGTTTACTATCTTGTGTTTTTTAGCTTCATCTAATTCAAGGTACCAATCAGCATGTCCTTTATCGTGTACGATATCTAAAAAGTAATCTTCGTGGTGTCCGCAGTTCTTTGCCATCATTTTAAAAACTTTCTGGTTTAACCTCTCAGCTTCCCCGACGTCGGCTTTAAGCTCTTCAATCTTGCCTCCTGTAAAGCTGCTCACGTCGTGAATCATAAACGTGGCATCGGGATCCATGTATCGATGACCTTCCGCGCCAAACGTAAAAAGAATGGCGCCACATGACATTGCCTTTCCTTGAACAATCGTGGCCACGGGTAGCGTGGAGTGTTTAATATCTGAAATCATCGACATCAGACTATACACTTGTCCCCCGTAACTATCAATCACTACTGGAATAATTGGCTGACCGGTGTTCTGTGCTTTGGCCATTTCTTCTGAAAAGGTTTTAGCTGCCGCTTCGTCAAATTTTCGGACCCGTATAATAACAGGCAACCCTTCTACCAACTCCTTCTCTTTAAGGAGTGGGCTAAAATATGTCATTACTTTCATGTTCTATCCTAATATTTTAAACGTCTTACCAATGGCGTAGGTGGAAAAGCCCCACTGTTCATCGTACTTTAGGCGCGCCATGTAAGGTCTGTTTAAGTAAATACGATCCTTCTCGGGTTTTACACCCCAACATCTAATCTTTGTCTGCTGATTGTTGCTGTCGATCACTTCCACAATCCAATACAGCTTGCCATTCTTTGTCTTTCTCTCGATAATCTTTCGAGGTATAAACCAACACACCAAAAGGTCAGGATCAAATTCAGAAATGGGAGGAACTCCTCGCGACTGCAAGTGTTCAATAGTTTCTGTCTTGATAACCAAGTTGATGGGGAACACCCCAGTCAAATCAGTTTTAAATTGAATGATCTCTTCCTCGGAAAAATCCCCTTCAGGTTTAAACGTTTCAATGTTTTCAGCCAGCTTCTTCAAACTCTTCGGCCGATCTACAATACATGCAGACCAAAAATGTTTGCGCCCCGTAAAACGATCATCAACAATGTGGTCAAGAGCGCCACCCCGACACAAAGCATCCAATGATTTCTTGTTCAGCTTGCCGTATACAACTTCTTCGCGAAACAAAAGATCTTCGGCATTGGTGAACGGACGGTTGTTAAGAATCTGCTCAATGGCAGCCATCCCCAATCCTTTAATGGAAGTGAGCGGCTGAATGAGGGTCTTGCCATCCTCGCTAATCTCCCATACCGTACCCGACTTATTAACATCCAACGGAGCAATCTTAAACCCAAACTGCTTGGCGATATTGATAGCCTTTTCCTTGCGGCTCTCAGGCTCCTTATCCAGAAACGCTGCCATCCACTCGGCTGGGTAATAGTTCCACAGCCACGCGCACTGGAACGAAATGATACTATAGCTAACAGCATGTGACTTGTTGAAGCCATAGCCAGAGAAATATTCAAACTTGTCCCACAACTCTTGTGCTGCGTCCTTGGCTATACCGCTGTCAAGACAGCCATTAATGAATTTTCTATGCAACTTTTGTTTGACGCTGCCCTTCCCTGTGCCCTTCTTAGTGAGCACCTTTCGCAGCATGTTCCCCTCATCGAGCGTTAAGCCTCCAAGCTTGTGAGCCAGGAGTGCAATTTGTTCCTGAAAAATAAGGAAGCCGTATGTCTCCTCGGTAATTTCGCGAGCCTCGTCAGAGAGGTATGAAATATATTGAGGGTGACTCTTAGCTTCTACGTAGTCTGCGTCCACCCCTGCGGAAAGAGGACCGGGCCTAAAGATAGACGTGACAGCCGAGACATCAATAATGTTTTCCGGCTTTCCCCTGGTGCAAAAGCTTTGGGCGCCCGTTTCTGTAAATTGAAAGATGCCAGCCCATCGACCTTTGTGAAATACATTTTTGTAAACCTTTTGATTGTTCATGTCCAAGATATCTGGATGAAGGTTTTTGTTATAGTAATCTTTTATCTGCTCAAACGTTGGATTCTCTACGTTATAGTGTCGGCGCAAGATATGCTCAATGCATCCTTCCATCATCTTCAAGGTCGAGAGCCCAAGCAAATCAAACTTAATAAACCCCATTGGCTCAAGGTGCCGAACGTTCTGCCCTTCGGACCATGGCGTTTGCCGCACGCCACCCGAATTAATCAAAGGCATGCTTCTATCTAAGTTCTCGGCAATCACCACTCCACCAGCGTGGCGAGAACACGAGCGCACTTGTCCTACGAGCGCCTTGACGTGTGCCTTAACAGCGGGGTGCTTTGCCAAATAAGTCTGGAGGGAAGGTGAGAATTCCATCACCTCTTCCCACGTAGGCGCATAGACTCCAGCCTTGATCCCATGCTTCTTCTTAGCAATGGGAGTAGCCTCGCGTATCATCACACCGGTGACAGTGTTCGCTTCGATGAAGGGAATATCATACAGTTTTGAAATGTCCTTAATGAGCGACCGAAGCTGCAGCGTGTTCCAGTTAGAAATCGGCGCCACTGTGTCTTCTCCCCACATCTCTACAAGCTTCTCCTTCAAAAGCATACTATCAGAGACATCATAATCGATGTCTGGATAGTCGGTTGCGTCCGAGCGCAAGAAGCGAGAAAAGAGGAGTCCATGTCTGATAGGATCAACCTGGGTGATTCCAAGGGCATATGCTACCAGCGAGCCAGCGGCTGACCCGCGACCAGGACCCGCCAACATCATGCTCGTGGCCACGTCAGCAATCGCCTTCATGGTCAAGAAATACTTAGAGAAGCCTCGGTCATCAATAATATTTAGCTCATGATTCAGGCGATCAATATACGCTCGATTTGTGTGCAAGCTTCGTTCTCTCAGACCCTCTAATGAAAAATTAGTTAAAGCTTGCGTATCTGTGAACCCGGCGGGCACCACAAACCCCGGAAGGCGGACCGTATTGTCGGGGAAGAAGGTATCGATTCGCTCGTGGGCGATTGTGTAGGTTTCCTCGATAGAATTAAGCACAAGATCATCATCGTAATCATAGTCTTTAGTATACTCCTTATAAGATTCCCACATTTGATCGCCATTCTTCGGATACAATTCGTATCCAATCTCCTCGACTCCTGCCGGCAAGTCACTATCTTCTGCCCAGGAAGGCTTTCCTTTGCCAAGCCAACCCAGACGCTTGTAAAGCTCTCTATCCTTCCAGGCGTCTGGGTCGGGGTAATGGCTATCGGCTGTAGAAATCAGTCCAACGCCAAACTGTTTGGCCACTTTAATAATGTATTGGTTTAATTCATGTTGTTCTGGGATGTTGTTCCACTGAAGTTCTGCATACCAGCGATCTCCAAAAATATCAAGCATCCGGCGAGTTGTCTCCTCCATCAAGCTAAGGCATCTTTTGTCATCAAAACCTATACGGTTACCTTCGGTATCCCTTTCAACACATTGCCAATAATCGCCAGCGTACACGCCACCAAGACATGCGCTAGCGGCAATAATTCCTTCGTTATATTTCTTAAGAAGCTCATAATCCATACGTGGATAGCGATAATAATTCTCCGGTTGGTAGGACTCTGAAATAAGCTTGAAAATGTTATTAAGTCCTGTTTGGTTTTGTGCCAAAAGTATAAGATGACTACGACGGCGCAAAATATCTTGAGCCTTTTTACTGTTCCCTTCATCTTCGACTGTGGCGCCTGACTGTTCGTCTTTCTTAATAGAGCGAGCCTTCTTTTTGTCTTCCATAGCCTTGGTATACTCTTCCCTCCACTCTGATAAGGAAGGCAAAAAGTAAGCTTCGCAGCCGAAAATAGGCTTAAAGTCTTTTCCTTCTTCCTGCATCTTCCGGGCATGGAGAACTTGGTATGCCAAGCCATTCATATTGCCATGATCGGTTAGTGCTAATCCATCGCTGCCATTCTCATATGCAAAGTCCATATGCACATTCGGATACCCAATGGCATCAAAAAGAGAGCCGGCTACACTATGCGCGTGCAAGCCAACAAATTTAATTGTAGATTGTTTGTGGTTCATTCTTCATCCTCTGTAAAACATATTTTAGCATGCTGGTGGGGACCTGTCAAGCCTTTATATGGCTTCTTGATAATGTTATCGGATCCTAAAAAAGCTCTGTAATTCTCCCAACTTGAGAGATTGTAGAACCACTCAACTTCCATTTGTGAATGATTTGTCTGGTCTACTTTTTCAAAGACTGTTTGAAACTCAAAATGTTTAGCTGACCATCTTTGCTCGAGTGGCAAACGTTGGGATGGAAACTTTTCTCCTTCGGCAGGTGGTAAATACTCCCGCGTTGTAAGTTTGTTTACGTTTCTTCTGCATTGTATAAAATCTTCTCCTGTCATGGTAAAGGATAAAGGTAAATTGTCCTTTACTGTTTGATTATTGTGAGTAACGAAAAAATTGAAATTTTTACTGGCAATTTTTTTGCGGTGATCGCGTATTGAGTAAATATCATAAGCTGCGAGGGGGAAGGAAATAAAATATTTTTCCGGAACGAGCCATTTAGATATCTTGTTTCCAACCCACCATGCCGAATTCACTCCATGTAAAACGGACCATCCGTAAGAATCGCGGCGGTCCCGGTCGCGCACATCAATTGGTACATAATAAATAGGTATTTCTTTCCTTACTTCTGTATAGAATTTTGTCATTGTGCGATTATAATAAACAGGATCGTGTACCCATTCTCCCACTGTCTTGCGCACGATAGGAGCCAAGTCGGCATTGGCCACGATCCAAATAGTATCACAGCCTGCCATGGCACATTCAAAAACAGACTTTTGAATTGCTGTAAAGCCAGCGTTGAGTGGTAACATGCACACCGGTACCTCCATATCGTAATCTGTTTCCAAATTAGCGAGAGGAATGATGCCGGCGACATGTACAGATCCACTCACAAAGTCCTCAGAAGTCTATAGTTACCCAGATAAAGCGACTGGCAATCTCTGAGTAAATCTTCTTCTTTAGCTTTTGGAATTTCAACCTTGCTCTGGTTCTCATTGGTACTCTCCTGCGTAAACGTTTCTGCCGTTTTTTGTTTTCGGCGGCAGATAGATGTTGTTCTAAATTTATAATGTTTTGGCTTTCCGTTTGGTCCATATCCATTGAACTTCCCTTTCATTCCTCGCTTCTCCATCTCATGAATGAGCTTAAAACGAGCCATAGTTTCCGAATAATCAAACTGTAGTAATTGTTGCTCCGTTAGCTGTGATACCACACAAGCATCCTTAACAGCAGTATTGCCATCAATTCTGTCGGAAGGATAAAACCATATTTGCTTAACGAAAAAATCGTCAGTTTCAATGTAGTCAATGTGGTGCTTGCCTCCCCCATTAAATGCTACCCAATCATAGCATGTGTAGAGGGGGTTGTCAACTCTTTTCTCTTTTAAAAGTTTGTGACAATTATCGTCACCAAAATAATAACAATGATCAAACTCCACTTGAGCTATCTTAGAGTAATCATTAGATAAAATAAGACTTTGTCCATCATATCGCATAGATTTACACAAGTTGGCGGCAGGCACTTGCCCTCCATAAGCTAAAATAAACATTAATCGTTCCCAAAGTAATTCTTTGGGGCCCCCAACTTTTATATCACCGTCGAAACCGTTTAAGGTTTTCTCCACGTTTTCTAATTGTGCCCATGATACATCTACGGTGGACGCAAGATGATCAAACCGAAAGGGTCTCCTCGCTTGCGTAAAAAAGACTGGCAGTTCATTGGTGAAAGCAAACATCAAAGCCTCAAGAGAACTACCCATCACTATCTTATCGTACTTAAGTATTATGACTACTCTCTCTTGAGCTTATTACTTTAATTTTCTCTTTTCTATCATCGGTATAAGAGTCCCACCATATTTGATGCACTCCTCCATCCAAATAATAGAAATAGTAAATCTCGCAGTTGCCGGGAGGCTCAGGAAATTTCTCGCACTGCTCCAAAACAATGGCGTACTTCCCATCGCCCTCATCATATATCAAATCGCCAACTTTCATTATATTTCAACATCGATCATACTCATGCTAGCTACAAAATATAACATGCACACAATACTTCCCACAATGCTAATCATCATTCTCCATTTCTTCTAAAAGGTTTTGAATGTCTAAGCCTGCGCAATCAATCTTTCTTTTGCTGCAATGATAGTGGCTAACGATGCCGGCGAACTTTCCATATACCACCTCTTGGATATAGCGAGTTTCTGTCTTGCCAAACTGATTAAGGGGAGTTTTAAGTTCTACTTTGGTCACAGGTTCAATAGCTCTCCACAAGGCTTGGGCAGCCTCAACCTGGATAGGGTAAAAATCTAGGAAGGGCTCAAGTTTGTTGCCATGAACCCACGCATCTGTCTTCAAGGGTCGCTCCCCGTGGCCATTCCTTTTATACCACTCTTGATATTTGGGGTAATAAGCATTAGTAATCTCCACTCCCACCGAAGCCCGATTTACTCGACTAGTTCCGGCATGCCACGCCGCATGCTGCATGTCCAGAGTCTGATAAATGGTTCCATCGTTGTCGATTAAGAAGTGAACTGAAATCCCCCTCTTGTTGAGGACGTCTTGGCAAGTTTGAGAACTCAAACATACGTCCCAGTGGTTGACGAAAAGTCGAATATTTCTTTGTGGGCGCCCCGAGTAATCATAATAATGTCCCGCTTGGGTGGTCAATCCGTCTTTCTCGGACCACAACACGACCTTTTCCCAATCAATGGGAATAAAGTTGCCATTATATACCAAATGATTCGAATACTGAGGGGTGCAAGACACCTGTTCATCAATATTGGATTGTCTCTCTGTCCAAATACGGCGGAAGGTCATGGGTCCACACAGCCCATCCGCTACCAATTGGCGAACTCTTTGCCACTTCTTAATGGCTCTCACCAATTTTTCATCAAAGTATTTTTCCCCAAACCACGAAGGTTCCCACCCTAGTTGGGTCGCAGATGACTGATTATAAAAGTCTTTGTCCATTCGTATTACAAGATTCCTATAACATAATTATCTAGGACTACAGTAAACTTCTCTTTGTTAATGATAATTTCCTCTATCATACTCTGATTAATGAGAATATCGCCTCCTTCGCAAAGGTGCGCACCAAACCTTACATCGTCAGCCCACGCCTTCACTTTGACGACTGCGTACACTTCTTTGGCGGGAGCATAGTCTTCGGGCAATACAATACCAGAAGAGCGCTCCACGGGTTGAGGAGTGGATGGTTCAATATGAATATAACGGTTAACCGGCTTAAACATCGCCCAACTCGCAAGTAATAAGCTTTTTGTGGGTGTTATATTGATCTTCGCTTAAGAAGATTTCTTCTTGACACCCGCATCTTTTACAATACATAGACACATGAACGTTCTTGCCGGCTGTAGCTCTAATTCTCCCGCTTGGACTCCAATGACATTCATTTAAATTTTCTCTCTTACATAATATCTTTATTTTCTTTTCATTCAACAAATAATTAAAATTCACTTTTACCTCTCATCTTAAAATGTTACTTCGCACGCCTCACCGTCACAAAATTTTGTTCCGGTACCCTCTTCTTCTATATCAAACCGTTGCAACGGACGAATGTTTTTAATT